TGTCCTGATCCGGCTATTTGCACTGCGGTAATTTCATATGGTGTAGCACCCTGATTAATAATTATTGTAACATTTGTAGCATATTCGGCCGTTAGGTTAACGTTTATAAAGTTTGCAGTAATATCACCTGCTGGTGTTGTGTGATAAAATACGTGTCCATCATTCCAGTTATGAGCAACAACTCCTGATTGTCCTGTTAGTGTTTGGAATTTTTCTTCTACACCTCTATCAAAATGCACGTCTTTTGTAAATGTTGTTTCTGCTCCAGTGCTTGCCGCATCAGTAATACCATATCCACCAAGTGAAGTTGGTGTTCCTGACAGCGAACCAAATGCTCCATCAAACGCATCAGTAATACCATATCCTGCTATTGTGGTTGGTTTGGCAGAAATATCTGCAAATTCTAAATTGTTAATTGTTACTGTATTGAAATCAATTGAAGTAGCACCAGTAAAATCTACTGCACCTGTTGGTGCCATATTGTTTAATGTCGCCGCATCTGATATTCCGTAACCAGCAAGTGTTGTTGGTTTGCCTGTAAGGTCAGCAAACGCAACGGTTGTAAGATAATCTGTACCTGCCACTGCCGCTGAAATATTTCCTGAACCGTCTGCTTTTACTATTCCTGTGATAGCACCTACTACCGGATCTGTTTCTGTAACAGTTAGACCATTTACAGTAGCACCTGTAAAGTCTACAGTCGTTCCGCTTGGAAAGTCTACATTGTTAGAACCACTTCCTATAGTGACCAACGTTGTTTGTGATGCACCAATGTTTACATTACCTGATGTAAGTGCTCCACTACCACCTGTAATGTTTGCGTCACCACCTGTGCTGTTTGTTTCTGTAGCATCACCACCTGAGATTGCTAAATCATTGCCATCTGCAACACCTGCTCCAACTGCCTCTGCTTCTAAACCAGTACCAGTCAAAGCACCGCCTGTTGTAAGTGCATCTGTTATTCCATATCCAGCAAGTGTTGTTGGTGTACTTGTAATGTTGGAAAATGCTGTTGTCACACCTGTTAACGCACTACCGTCTATTGCTGGTAAAGCACCTGTGAGTGTAGTTGCATTTAGTGTGCCATATACACTGTCAACTAATATAGTTGAGTCTGCGGCAACAACATCTACTGATTGTGTTGATCCTGCTGGGATCACTATACTTGAAGTTGCGTTGGAAATAGCAGTATCTACTTGTGTTTGTGTATAAGCATCTGCAATTCCATAACCTGACAATGTTGTTGGTGTTCCTGTTACTGCACTAAAGGCTATTCCGCTTACAGTTATGCCAGTTAAAGCACTTCCGTCTATTGCTGGTAGAGCTCCTGTCAATGCTCCTGCATTAATTGTACCTCCTACACCGTCAATTAGCACAGTTGAATCATCTGCAAAAACACTACCTATAAAATCACCTTTTACAGTGTTGTTAGATGAATCTACAATAATTGATGAATCCTGGCCTATTAAATCACCTTGAACTGCATTTACTGCAAGAGTTCCACCAGTTGCTCCAGATGTTCCTGTTACAATTTTAAGGTTTGCTACATCACCATAAACTTCAGTAAAGTTTTCGTTGATTTTTATCATAGCTAATCTTAATGGATCACCGCCTCCACTGTTTGCTGCTGATCCTACATTTATTGTTTGAATAGCCATTATACTCTCCCTACCACAACTTCGACTGTTCCGTGATCATCAGTATCTTTTACACCTACTGCTTTACCTATCACTTGCCCTATTCCTGGCGAATTGTTTACTATTGCATATCCTGGAACAGCACTTGTAACAAGCATATCTCCTTTACGTACTTTACCTATAACTTTACAAGGCACTCTACCTTGTAATGCTAATCCTACAACGTGATCACCTTCTAATGCACTATTCATCAAGTGAGCTGGATTAGTAGTTATAATACCTGCTACTCTTGTGTCGCCTTTTGAATTACATAACGTTACTTCTGCATCACCACCAAATACAACAACTGTGCCTGGCTCATAATCATCATCACCTAAATAGTTTTCAGCTAAGTCGGCATATAAAGCACTTGTTGCTTCGCCATTGAATATTGTTGCCCATACAGTATTATACCTATTTGTGTTAGATCCAATACTGACTCCATTATCTGCGCCACTGTTTGCAGGACCTGTAATATTACCAGTATGTCCAATTGTTCCTATACCTGAAAGATTTGTCATAGTTGCACCAAGTGCAACTGATGCATTACCAATTGTTATGCTATCGTTTGCAAGTTCAGAATTACCAATTTCTCCAGTACCAAGAGTAACACTTTTACCGCTTAAATCAAGAGTATTAGCTAATTCATCTGCACTAACACCTTCGTCTTTTATACCTACCCAACCGTCAGTGATTTCAAAGTTTGCACTATCAAAACTGGCTAATCCGCTTGCGGCTTGTTTTGCCGCAGCATCTCCTGTTGGTGCCGCCGCCGCAGTTGTAGCAAGATTAAGATTTAGTTTTGCTTGTTCTATACCTGCATCTGATTTAATATCTGCATTAACAATTACGCCAGCTGCAATGCTTGCTGTCATTTCACCAGGTGCTGTTCTTGTAAACCCAATATCGCCGATGATAGTTGCATTTTCACTTTGTTGAGCTGTACCTGTAAAAATTAAAAAATCACCATTTAATGGAGCACCAGTACCAGTGATAGTAACATCACCTATATCATTTAGTTCATCAGTTTTACCATCAACATAAGTTTTGTTTGCACCGTCACTTCCTGTGATAGGTAGTGCTAAGTTTGTTAATCTATTACTACCCATATTAAGCACATCTTGCATAGGTGTTTCACTAAATCCTGCTCCACCTAAACTTAAAAAACCTGGTCCTATTACAGGCGATACAGGTTGACCGTTTCTGTCAAGACCTAGCCTTGCATTTATATAACCTTCAACGGCAGTTTGTGTTGGTACCGCATCTCCTTTAGCATCAGTAAAAGTATCATCTGCACTAAATTCATTTACACGCACACCTCGTTTAAATCCAATACCATCGATGTTTGTAAGAACAAGTGCCGCATTGAATGTTACACTACCTGTACCTTGGTCAACTGTAAAAAATCTACCAACACGGAAGAAACCATCTTGATCGGTAAGCACTGCAAAAACACGCCCTTTATTACGTTCTTGTACTTGTGCCGCACTAGAATTACCTGTGCTGTCAATAGCATCGTTTGTGCTTATAACTGATGTACCAAAAGGTCGACCAAAAATTCTATCTGGATAGTTACTTGTGTTAAATCCTCCTGTACCAATGTCAAGCATATCGTGTCCTGTTGCACGAGTAGTTGAAATGTTTACAGTAATTTCTCCTGCTTCACCGGCTACTAAACCACCTTTTAAGGTTATACCTGCTGTATTTGTTAAACTTGCTCCTAAACCAGCACTGGTAGCCGGATAGGCAATATCACTATTAGCTTTATCACTTATACCTATCATAGCAATAGTAACATTACCAGTACCTGGATTATATTGATATTCTGCATATGAATCAATTGTATGAACTTTTTGTCCCCAAGCAAAAATCATTTCTCCGGTTTGCACTCTAGCTATATTAGAATCATCAAGAGGATTGATTATAATAAATCTATCACCTACTTTACTACCGAAAGTTTTTGCTGCATCTGGTGTAACTGCCGCTAATATATCTGTATAATTAGGATCAACTGTGAATGTAGCATTTTCAGCTACATTTATGTAATCGTTATTTGCAGTCAAATCAATGTATCTAAAATTTGCGTCAAATGTAACTACTCTTTCTGTAGTAGTTGTATTGTATCCTGCTGTAATAGTACTACCAAAAGCAATTGTTCTATATGTTATGTTTGTGTCACCTGTAAATACAAAGGCAGTACTTGGTCTAGTAGATGGATTGACTACTGGAAAATTATTTAGAATAAAGTTTTGTTTGTGTCTAATAATAGCAGTTGTATCGTGTGGACTAGTTTCTTGTAGTCCATTAGAAGCTGTTCCTTCGATACCAGTGCCTAAATTCAATCTCCATACTCTAGCATCTCTAACAGGAGTGCTATCATCATATACTGCTGTTCCTGTAATTGTAACAGTAAGAATACCTCCAGTGCCACTTGCTGTTTGCACTGTTATTGTAGCATCATTAGTGCTAGAAGTGCCGCCTAATAATGCACCATCTACTACAAAGGTTTCAGTAGGTGCATATCCTGCACCAGCATTTACTATGTCTACTCCATAACCATTAGTTCTATCTTTATATATATTGAATGTTGCTTTAGACGATTGCGGACTACTTCCTGAATATGTTGCGGCAATAGCATCATTAACATCTTCATATTGACCAAATTTGTAAGTTTGCTGTTGCGCATTTGTAATTTCATATGGTTGGTATAGTCCACTTGGGTGTAATATTTCAACTTCGCCAACGTTTAATGGAAACCCAGTAAGATCATAAACAAAAACAAAAAGTTTTTCTGCATCAGCACTTAGATCTTGTAGTGTTACAGATGATGGTTGTTGAAGAATTGTAGCACTATCGTCTGTAGTTACATCGTCTGTAGCATTGAAAGTGCCTGTTATATCAGTAATATAAATCCTTTTATTGCCTTCGCCTAATGCAGAAACTGTTGCACTAGCACCTGTAACCTGTTGTTCGATCGTATCTCCAACAGTAACGCCTCCTGGCACTGCACTTGCAAAATCCATATAACCTTCTATATTGCAAACTTTTGCTGGGAATACCATATCATCTCTAAGATTTACAGCGGTTGGAATTTCGTCCGGGTCAGCACCTGCAGAAACTAATCCATAAAAACCATAGCTGTTATTACCACCTAAACTTCTAATTTGCGAACCTTTATCTGCAATATAGCCAGTATGACAATAATATGTAAACATACTTACAGTTTCAGTTAATGCATTGTTTACAGCGGCAATGCCGTATCCTAAATCATTCACCTGCGTAAAGTCATTTGATAACATACTTCTGTTACCGCCAGACTGTACAAAAATATCAACTCCTGTACCGCCAGTATATCCATTACCATTATTACTTGTTTCATCTAGTATTAGTTCAACAGTACCTGCTGTTTGATTATAATTTTCTATAGCATTTACCTGATACCTTGCTCCTGCTAACACAAAAGGAAACGGCGTAGGTGGTCTCCTAATAAACAAACCTTGATTTGCAGGAGAGCCAATTGTAATTCTAAATGCATTTGTAACTGTGTTTATAGTTGCAGGCATATTAGCCGCGTAACCATCAATATATTGTCCACCTGCAAAACTTCTTGCTGTACCTTTTGATCTAGCAAAACTTGTGCCTGTTTGACAATAAGGTGATCTTGTAAGTATTTGTCCTTCTGGATCTAACACCATCATAAATCCGCCCTGTCTTTGCACAGTAATATTTCTTACAATAGTGGCATCATTACATAAGAATACATCCATTTCTTCATTGTTTTTAGGAGGATTGTAATTTGCATCAAATGCAAATGCAACACAATCAACTAACCCGTCTAAATTAATTTGTGCATTACCTTCTGCTGTATAATCTGCATCATAAACTTGTGGTACACCACCTAATGCAGTGAATGGGTTGCTGTTATCATTTACAAGTACACTTGCAATAATTGTTTTTAAGTACAGAATTGCTGCTTCTGTTTCTGTTTCTTGCCCGGCTACTGCACCTTCATAATATGCACCTTGGTTAACTAATGTTTCTTTTCTACCACCAACTTTTAAATCTTTTATTAACCCGTTAATAATTAATTCTGTATCTCGTCTACATTTTGATTCACTATAAGTTAGTGATGGATATGTAGCATTAATATATTGTATAGTTTCCTCAACAATAAATGCAGTATTTAATTCTATAAGACTAGAAGCTTGTGGAAAATTACCCGGATTACTTGCTCCGTTAGTACCAACGTTAACTACATTACCGCTATCTCTTAAATAATGATAACCGTACTTGCCTTGTTCTCCTGTTTGAGGATGTGTAAAATGATAGCCACCACCTGTAGTTGCTACATTGAAAGTTAATGCCGCGGCTCCTCCACTTCCTAAATCGCTATCATCAATTGTTACAGTTTCTCCAACTATAAAACCTGTTCCGCCATTAGTTATTGTAATACTTGTAGCGGCACCAGATCCATCAATAACAATTGTAAAAGTAGCATCTTGTCCAATACCACTTGTTAAGTAGTCATTTGCAACAATGTTATATGTACCAGGTGTCCTTGACCCATCTGCCGCGCTTATACTTGTTATCGTTGCTATCGGCGAATCAACAGCAGGTAAGCCGTCAAAGTTTATATCTCTGTAAAAGTATGTGCTTGCCCATTTACTTGTTGATGTTCCTTTTTTAGGACGAACAACTGTTCTCCTAAATTCATCGCCTTTAATTGAAACATTTTCAGGAAGTTTGATTGGAAATGATTCTTCATATATTCCACTTTCAACGAAAACAGTAACCTGATTATTTCTAACCAACTGTCCAAATTCTAATTCTTCGCCAACTTCAAAGTCATTTGGTTCTACCAATCTAATTTTAACTTCGTCAGTTGTGCCTGTAACAGCTCTTGTGTAATCGGTTATAATACCTTTTGCACCACTTTGTTTACCAACTATAAGTTTACCTTCTCGTAAATCAGGGTTACCTGCAATACCTTGATCTACAGCCGCATTGCCGCCATTTGTGAATGTAAAGGTATAATTGTTTCCGTAAACTAAGTTTACATCTAAATCTTCACTGTTTTGTATCAAAGAAACAATTTCATCAAATCTGTCATCATAATAACCAGGCACACTTCCTAGTGTGCCATTTGCTGTAAACAATGCTTGCAATAATTGTTGTGCTTTTCTAATACCTGCTATGGTTTCTGCTAATTGTGTAGTTTTTGCAAGTATACCACTTGGATTAGCATTGTATCTATAACCAGCCCATCTTGTTAAGTAATTTGCAGATGCGCCAGCTTGCACATCAAGCGAAATACTTTGTAGTATGAGTCTTACGTCTCTGCGGCATATAGCTTCATCATATTCAAGAGTAGGAAAAGTTGCATTTATATGGTCGGTAACATCATACGAAATAGATATCAAATTTTCATCAACAATACCTTTTGCAGTTGCACTATTTGTTACAGGACTTGTAACACCTGTTAATGTTGAAATTACACTGTTAATAGTGTTATTTGTGTGCGTTATTGTTTGTACATATGGACCAGGTTCAAATGGTGTTGATTCAATAATTTCTTCTGCTCTTTCCATTGCTTTTGCAATAGTTTTGTAGGCATAACTTAAACTTCTGCCTTCTTTACCAACTGGAGCAAATTTTTGGCTATCGTCGCCACTTGTGCTGACAAATAAATTTGTAGGTGAAGAATATCCTTGAGTATCAACATAAAGTTTTGTCGGCACTTGTAGATCGCTTGCATCATTAGGTGTTCCAAGTCCTTGCAAAGGAGCAGGGTGATCTGATAAGAATAAATCTTGAAGCATTGTTCTATTTTCAAGACTACCGTTCCTAGCAATTACATCTTCCATTGCTGGAATTTCTCTGCCTGATGCTATTGGCACACCTGTATCATAACTAAGCAAGCCAGTTAATTCATCTCCATCAGCATTGAGGTATGTGTCATCTGCAAGTCCTTTACTGATTAATAAATTTGATTCAGTAATTGTTGTAGCCGAATCGTGAACAGTGTTCCAGTTGTTCACAAGCGTATTAATATCATCGCCAACACCTGTTGTATTTCTCAAAATATTATTGGTTGCTACATTGTAAGCCGCTGGTGCATCAACTGATAAAGGATTTGCAATACGCGGATCAGGATCTCTTTCTATATGCGGATCATTAATAACAATTTTCACTGTACCACTTACATTAGGTGTTGTAGGATCTGGATCAGCAAATTGTACAAATACACTATTTGTTAATGGACTAGGATTGCTAACGTCATTTGTATTTGTACCTGCATCACTAACAAATTTGTAAAAACTTATTCCTGTTCCACCTGTGTTTATTAAAGGAACACTACTTTCATTCCCTGTGTATACAGAAGGTGTATCGTCAAGTGCTTTGAAACTAATAGCACCACCAAGCCCAAATACAGCATATACTTCATTAAAATTTTCATTTACTTTCTTAAAACTTTCACGTATGCTATCGCCTGTGCCGTCATTACCCTCAACACCAATATCAATTTCTTGTTTCGCCATTTGTTTGTCCTTTTAAAACTGTGGTACTTTTAATGTGTCCATATCAAAGTTTACACTAACTCCGCATCCGCAACTACTATGTGCATTTGGATTGCGTATTTCAAAGTTTGAGCCAACTAAACTTTTTACATAATCTACTTCTGTTCCTATTAGGAACATTAAACTGTGGGAACCTACTACAAAAGCACAACCATTTGCGGTTTTTACTACTTCATCACCATCTTCTATGTCGCTAGGACTTGCAATAGTACCCCAATCGTACTCAAATCCTGCACATCCGCCACCCTTTAAATTGAGTGTGATGCCATAGCAGTCATTCTCTTCACTAAGTAGATCTATTTGTTTTTCTGCAGCTGGAGTTAAAGTTAGTATGCTCATAGTGTTCCTTTCTAATATTTATCGGTTGTTTTTATAATCTTAATGTAAATATAGTTATGTATATAAAAGAATATTTGATTGATACTTGGCATATGCGCCGTAGCAAACTTGGAAAGCAACATACATATAGTCGTAAAAAAACTATAGTTTTGATGAGATGCGATGCTTGTGATTCAGAATTTACTCGCCCTAGAGGTAAAATGGATCCTAAAAGACTAAGCAATAATTATTTCCACGTTTGTGACAACTGCGATGCTAAAAAATTTGCACAAAAACAAGGAGTACAAAAAAAGAAAGTTTGGAATCTACGTGCCAGTAGTGATATGCCTATATGGAAAATTTGAATCATACATATTTTCTAGTGCTTTAAAATCCATTCCTTTCGTTATTTTTTTGTGAAATTTGTTACATTTATCAATCATAACTTGATTTATTTCTATATTATAATATTCTGCTATTTTGCCAGCTATTTCTATATGACCTGGAATAGTTGGATGTCCGTCAGTAAAAGGTTTAGGTGTCCAAGGAGCTGATTTAAACCTGTATTTTCCTGGATATTTTTTATGAATATCTGATAAGTTTACATAATCCTGTAAATGTACCATTGACATATGATAATGTTTTATCCCAATAGTTTCGCAAATTGCTTTTGTTGCTAGTATATAGTTATTAGTTTTTTCGTATTCAAAATCTTCGTTATACCATTCTTTTATTTTATTCCATATGTGTTTGTTTTCTTCACTGAATGCAATATTTCCATCGTTGAAAGTCCATCCATCCTTTTTAAGATAATCAAACCTGCCAGGAGAAGTCCATTGCAAAACAATTGCATCATATAAATTTAATTGTTGTGTTTTATATAAATGGCAGAAAATATAAAATATACGCTCATTGCCTATTCCAGACAATCCGTATCTATCTGCTTGAAGTATATCTGCATAGGTAGGCCAAACATAGTTTGTAAAGCTACAGCCGATTGCCGCTATTTTCATCCTTGCCTATAAATTGTCCACGCACCATAAGCAATAGCCGCATAAGCAATTAATTTTGTTAGCGGTGAAAAGATAATAATAGCTGCTCCAGCGGCAACCATTATTACGCCATCAATTGTTGATCGTTCTGCTAAACGTTGCTCTATCCATTTTTTGATCATTATTCAATCTCCTAATTAATTTTTCAAGTACAGCAAGTCTTGCATCTTGATTTCTAACTTTTTCCTCAAGTGCTTGCACATATGCCTGTGTTGGTATTTGTTTTTCTGTACCGTCTTCGCCTAACATTGTAAAACTGTTAACGCCTTGGCCTTTTAAACCTCCAAGCACTCTATTTGGATTTTTGTTATCCACTTGTTTTGCATCTTTTCTTGCATACATTTGATTTAAAAAATTTGTCATACTGTATTTATGCCGCCATTTCTTTGGACTCTTCAGTTATACTAAAAAGTTGTCCACTGGCCAAGTTCTTCATCTTTGCTTCGACCATAATGTCTGCCCATTCCCAATGAGACAAAGCCCACTCGTTGCAAGCATTGTTCCAACAGTAATCTGAATGTGCTCTAAGTTTTTGTTTTTTGTAACCAGCTTCTAAAAGTTTTTCCATATCTGGTCTAACATCCTGTCTATGTTCATTGAGATAATCTTCACGACAAAGACTATAATGCATAGTAGGACGAACACCACGCCAGCTATCAATAATACGCTTGATCCTATCGTCATTTGCTTCTATATACTCCCCTGTGTTTACCCAGTGATGGTGTATGTCTAACACCAATGCACAATGTTTTTCAAGTTCTAGGCTTGCTTCGAGACCCCATTTGTTTTCGTCGTTTTCGATAGTAATACAGTTTCGTGCTTCTGGAGACAGTCTTGGAAGGACGTCTTTGATACCTTCTGGACCTCTTCTGCCTGAGATGTGGATGTTACATTTGAAGTCTTGCCATTCTTGACCAAAACCCATCCACCTCGCGAGATTGATGTGATACTCGAACTCATCTATTGACCTTTCTACAATTTCCTCGTTATCGGAGGCGAGCACCGTAAATTGTCCTGGGTGCATCGATAATCTGACATCCAAAAGCCGTGCGGCCTCACCAACCTTTGCATATTCTCTTTCACAGTATTCAACAACGTCAGGCTTAGACCAAAAATACATCCAGCTAGACTCGGTAGCACAAGGAAGCTGATTGCTACCCAATCGGACCATACGAAGTTCTCTAGGAAGACTTCCCACATACTCAACCAATCTCCTTGCCGCAGATGCATTGTGTACCATAATATCCCACAACCTTTGTTCTGCAACATCCTTTGTTTGTCTATTTAGCCACGCAACTGTAGTACATTTTTCTGTTAGAGGACGCTGTATTTCTTCAAGTATTTTAGGTTTTTGATTTTGATTTGGATGCAGATATTTGCAAGCAAAGCCAATACGTTTTTTTGTACTTTGACTATCTAAAAAATCTGCACAACTAGTAAATATCAAGTCATTGTCTGTCATACTTTTATAATACTTAACTTTAGGAATAGTGTCAATCAATTTTTATGTTCTTTCTTAATGTTCCTGCCTTGGTAAAATATGTTTCACGCAAACTTGCCAATGCACCTTCTACAATTGTAGGATATTTTCCTAAAAATGTTCCTGCTTCTAAGTCACCTTTAGTGATAAATTCTTTATGCCTATGCTCAATTTTATCCCAACAGGCTAACATTGTCTTGCCCATATCATCAAAAAATCCATCAGTAAAGATAGCATCATCTTGTTTATAGTAAGCAAATGATGCCATAAGGTAATATGGCACCATCATATTAATATTCTTTTCGAATATTTTTGCAGCTATTGTATCTAACATTATTCTATATTGTTCTCTCGCTTCCATACTCTATGTTTAGCTTCGCTCCAAACAATCACTGCAATAGAAAAAACTACCATAGGAATGACAATTGTCAATCCGCCATATAGTTCCGCTTCTAATGGCCTGACTCCATACCACATATATAGATGTGATAAAGCAAACACAGATGCGTAGACCGCAGCTAAAAATGCAATCCACTTGGTTATGATTTTTGTTGCTTCAAAAGCAATTTTAGTATTTTTACTCATTTTAGGTTCCTTTCATATGTTGAGTAAGGTAGTCCTCCCTAATACTGCTCCTGTATTACTGCCTCGTATATTACTTATATACTATATATAGTGTCCTGTCAACCAATTAATGCGTCAAGGTTGACAGGAGTATAGTTTGTTTGTTCTACGCAAACACATTTATATGGACCTTTAGGTGACGGATTGCTGTGTATATGCCCGTGTACATTTAACAAAGGTCCATTACCAAATCTATGTGATTCGGCAAGTGTACTTTCGTGTTGCGGAGTATGGCTTAACAATAATCCTAAGTCACTAAAATCTTTCCAAAACAATATTTGTTTGAAAAATGGACTCATAAATCCTGGATTATCGTGATTACCTAACACAAGATATTTCTTGCCAGGCAATTTGGTAAAGTTGTCTTCCATCCAAGATACTTTATCGTGGCCAAAAAGAACATCACCTAAATGATATATTGTATCTTCTGGCTTTACTGTTTGACTCCACATATCCATCATATGTTCATCCATATGATTCACATTGTCAAACCCTTCTCTAGGCGGTTTTCCTGCATAGTCCTTAAACGTAAGAATTGCTTCGTGCCTAAAGTGTGTATCACTTATAACCCAAGTATTTGCCATTTTTTGCCTCTTTGTGCCTACAAATACATAATAGCATCTATTATTGGTTTGTCAACCCCAATGTTGTTTTACCCAAGCATCGTTTGCATCAGCAGGGTTAGGCTCACCGTGAAATACTGCAACACTACAGTCAGGTTTGATTTGAGGAGGAGCATCTACTATAAAATTACGTTTTCCTTTATAAACTTGTAAGTCACGCCTGTCCCGCATTTCCCATTTGTAACTTTGTATCCAGTCATCTGGCCAGTAAACGAAGTTTTTTATATTCTTATACATCCAATCTTGATCGCCGCGATTACGTTGCATATGCTCTCTAGGACTATGTTTGAACTGGTCGTATATATTTGCAAACATACCCTTTTGTAATCTAAAAACACTGCTATTGACTCTATCAAAATCTTTTCGTATGCTCCTGTTGAAATCTCTAATTATACAAAATCTTTCTTTTTTGTAATCAAATAATTTATCAATATTGTTAAAAATAATAACATCAAGATCAAAATAAAGTATTGTTCCTTCTAATGGAATATCATTGCTAAAGAAGTATGTTTTATGCCACCACCCATCTAGGTTTATATCGGGTAATGGCATTGTTTTGATTTCTTTATCTATGCCTTTTCTGTTTTCTGTAAAGCAAATAAATTCGTGTGGCACTGTGCAATGCCGTTTAGTCATAGCAAATAGTTTATTAACATAATCTGAGGAATATTTTTGTCCCCATTTCAAGCACACAATATAATTCAAATCTCAAGCTCACCTGTATCACGCATTGTTTGTCTAATTTTTGTTGCACTTATATTGTGTATTTCTTCGCCTAAATCGTGTTCGGTAAAAGTATATCCTACACCTCTACCATAACTTATATCTACAATATTAGGAACTAACCTAATAACATACTTTTCGCCATACTTGAATCCATTCAATTCAAGCACCTTTTTAATATTGGCAATAACATCAGAAGCTTTGAAAGGATTATCATCTTGCACCATAGTTCTACCACCGCTTGCATCTTCCTTTTGTGGAACAGTTCTTACCATAATGATAACTTGTCCTGTTTCTGCCAATGCACGTTTAAACAGCTCTGTGTGTCCTTTATGCCAAGGTTGCCATCTACCAAGTAGTTGTGTTGTTGGTTTGAAGTCGTTAAACACCATTTCTTTCCATCCATATTTTTATTACTTGCATAAGTTGTTCGTGTGTGTCGCTAAACCATTCGCTCACGTGATAATCGCACATATACGGAGGCTCAAAAACTTTATTTGTATCTTCATATGTGCTTTCTTTGATTGTATCCATAAAAACGGTAAAGTCAGCATCAAAATCATATCTTGCTTTTTCAGTAGGACAAACAAAATCTGCAATAGCAATTTTACCTGCCAGCTCTACACCTTCAGCAAGATATTTCATACGCAACGCTTGGCGTGTTCGTCCTTCTTTGCTAAAGTCCCAATCGTTATACTTCGTTCGTACTTGATCAGCATTTATATGAACACCATTGATTAACTCTGCAAATGGTTTTGCTAATGTAGTTTTTCCACTTCCAGGTAATCCAAATATTAGTATTTTCATTCGTTTGCAATAAACATCTTCTTAGTGTTAAAGTAAGGTGTATATATAGCACTGTTAGCACCGTGTTCTGCACACTCTACTTCTACACAACCACAACGACCGTCTGTCATTTCACTAACAAGTTTGTTTGCAAAATTCCAAGCGTGATATGCAAATTTTTCAACACCTACACCATCTAGCACAGTTAATTCTGCAAGTCCTTTGGATGCAAGTAATTCAAATGTTTCCATTTCTGGATCATCTTTGTCTAATACAACTTTGTGATCAAATGTATCTTCTAACCAAGCCTTTAGCGGTTTAAGACCACCAAAATCAACTACCCAGTTTCTTTCATCTAATTCACGTGCTTCAAATGTAAATTTGAATTGTAAACTATAACCGTGTAAAAATTTGCAATGTGAATGTGCCTTAGGTTGTCTAAAGCAGGCACTTAATCCAATGTTGTGCCCGTATGTTTTTGTTGAATAATAATTCATTGTATACTCCTTTGCTAATGGAGTGTGCGGAATATTTAGAGAGGGTCGAACACATAGTCCTCTTAGTATTAATAATACTAGTTATCTTTATCATTGTCAACCTGAAGTTCTTTGCGAATACCTTGTAATTCATTTGTAGCAAATGTCATATCATTATTCATTTGTTGTAGTAATTTTATGAGATATACTATACCTCTCATAGTCCACCACCACCATATTACCGCTGTCATAAAATATAAACCACAAGCGGTCCAAAAAAGATATTCAACTGGGCACCAGGTAGCGTACCACAGCAACATCAAGAATGCGGTAACAAAGATTGGCGCTAGTATTGCAGCTTTGTTCCACCACAATACTTCTTTTCGTAATTTTTCTAATGTCAATATTAAATCCCTTTATTAGCCTATTTTGGGAGGCTTTTGCTCCGTATTAATATTTAGTGTATACATTTAAGGATAATAGTATCACTATTAAAACGTCCATTAAGTTTAATGTCAGTTGTTTTAATATTCTCCATAAACTTACGAAGTTGCACTTTGCCAGCTTTTTTAAATTCTTTAAGTGTTTCAGAAGGCTTTCTCAAAGTTTTTTGTATACTTTGTAATTCATTAAAGTGTAACAAAGTTGTGCCTTTGATTTGCAAATTTGCGTGATCTTCTGCTATATATTTTCCTAACTTACGTGTTTTTGTATTGTATACCCAAACCTCCTGTGCGCCAATAATATCTAAAGGATTTACACTTACTATTTGCAAATTGTCATCGGCTTGTTTGTATTTCAATTTAGATATAAGTTTTTCTTTGCTAGGTGCTTTTTTCAATCTTGGCTTACGGCCTGCTTTCGCTGTTTCTATAATAACATCACAAGCACCCATAATATTTTCTATTGCTGTTAAATAATTTTTTATGTCCCGCTTGCTTAGATGTGCATAACCTTCTCGTAATTGATTGTGCATATCTTGCTCACGTTCGTCTTTAATTTTTTTAATTTGTGCAGGTGTTGGCATATTTTGAAGCAACCTTGCTTCTTCTAGTTCACCTTGATATAATCCTTTAATTTTTCTAGCGTGAGCTTGACTTACTTTTTTTGCCAAAAAATGTTTAGAAAAGTTAAAACCTTTTGGATCAAAATTTTCCTTATCTGTAATAAAGCCATCCATCCATTCTTCAATTGCTTCACAGGCATCTAATGCTTGATCTTTTATTCGTTCTTGGATTGTTGGAACATAAACATTTTTCTTAACTTTTTCTTCTTTTTTCTTTTCCTCAACTACTTTTGCACCTTCTTCAGAAAGTTCTTTAATCCACTTGTCTAATTTTCCAACATAACCTTCGTGAATCTTATGAGGCCAATGTTCTTCAAAGTGAGCCGCAGTAGCCCAATGACTTTTGCCACCTATTTTCCAATCTGGTAATTTGTTTATATTACTAACAATTTTTTTATCGTAATTCTTCTTAATAAACTCTTTAAGTTTAACAAGCCATTGTTTACTATCAATTTCGTAATGTATATAATACTGAGCTTTTTGCCAACCCCAATCTTCGCGAATGACATCCCAATCGTTGAGATTACGTTTTGCTCTGACCTTTTTACGTTTTGTTACTGATTTTGCCATTTTATGCTCCTAGTTAAAGTCGGCTGGACGGAGCTCTACTGCTTCTTCTAACTCCGCATACATAGTATAGATGTGTTTTACTAAGTCACGCTTGACACTATCTTGCAGTGGCATACTCATTACTAGTTCGTCTACTTCGTCAAGTTTACTATCAATTGCTTCTAGTGTTTCTTGTACAGACATTTTATGCTCCTCATTGTTTATCTAGTTATAACATAGGAATTAATAATAGTCAAGCTCTTTACACTTATTATCTATAAAATCTTTCCAAGCAATGTGTGCATCTAGTTTTAAATGCCAACATTCTGTTTTTTCAAATCCTCTTGCTAATGCCCAGTTAAGGAAAGATTTTCCAAATGACATCGGTTCTATGTATTTTTGTTTATCTAATTTTTCTAAAATTGCTTGATTATTCTGTGTTTTTTGTAATTCTTGACAAGTATTGAACATCAAATACTTTACTTTTTGCCGGTCTAATATTCTTTGTAAATGCCAAGCATAGGTTGCCCACATATCAAATTCTTTAGTTTCTTCTAATATAATAGGAGTAATGCTGTGTATCCTTTTAAATTCTTTTGATGATGCAATTTCTGGCTCTTGACCAATGCTCAATGGAAAATACTTAGGATCACTTTTTGCCATAGTAGGATGATAGTATTCGCTATCTTCAGCATATCTTAGTTCTGTTCTCAGTAAAGACGTCCAACCTATCAAAACTATATAATCTTCGTCTTTCTTTTTCATTCTAGTTAGCCAGTCAATAGTATTACGCCAAATATATTCGTTACTACCTCCAGGCATTGCTAGGTTTTGTATTTTAAAATTGTTTTTCTTTGCTAACAATGCCGCATAATTATTATTTAAATTAAACAAGCTAGACGATTGTTTACCATCCAACATTGTGCCATATGTATGGCTACAACCTATTGCTACAATAGAAGTCATTTTTCTATCCTTTCAGATAATAACTTAGCAATAAGTTTTTGTCCGTCAACAGTATCAAAATTTTGTTTTAATTTTTTTACATATTTTCTTATATTAGCTTTAGGATTTTCAACACCTATATATTTGGTTCTATCTATATTTTTTATCATATACAGTGTGTACGAATTCCATTCTATAGAAGTTTCTATATTATACATAAGATAATTTATATCTAAACTTTTTAGAAACTCTTGTAAACTATATACAATCGAACACCACCTTATATTTGTAAGATATTCATCTGTAAGTATATGTTCAAATCTAATTAATCGTTGAAATTCTATTTCTAAATTTTTTTGTCTTTTATGGAAAGTAAAATAATTTTTATCAATAAATCCATCTACAGGAAATTTTTTATATATTCTTCTAAGTTCTACACTATGAACATTATTCCAACCAATTACTGGAAAAATATTTTCATTTTGTGAAATATATTTTGTAACTAAACGGAAAACACTTTGAGGTCCAGAAGTGCTTGTAGTCATATCTTGGAATTCGTATCCTAATTTATTAGCTAGGTGATAAGGTGCATTCTTTCCGCCTACTAAGTTTTTGTCACCAAAAGCAACTAGGCGCATTACATATATTCCTCCATCCAAGGTATGTAATCTAATATGTTTACATTTCTAAATTTATCACTTGCTTTTGTGTTGTTGATATATTTTTGCCAGTCACCTTCATTTGGTTGTTCATTAAGTTGATTCTTTAATCCTAAAATTGCATCTACAGCCCATTGTTCCCATTCAGGTAGTCCTGCATTTTGGAATTTTTTATGTTGTTTCTCTAGCATTTCATTCATAAGTTTTTTACGTTCGTTTGGTAAGTTTCTTATATGTAGATTTCTTGGATACTCAACTATGTTAAAATGCGGCAAGCAATTTTGGTATCCGTGATTACCCCAATCCCAGGTATAGTGCCAAGTATCATAATTTTCTTTACACCAATCTAAAACATTAGGCAAATCGTGTAAGTTCATAACGCTTAGTGTAACGTGTGTATGAACAATAACTCCTGTGCGTGTTTTGCTAAACTCTTTTAACTTTTCTATATTACGTTTAATTATTTTCCATTTACTAGGAAATCTAACATAGTATGCTAAATCATCTGTAGCATCGATGCTCAAACTTAGTACAACACCTCTAAACTTATCCCAAATATCCAACAACCTATCTGGTATAGTTGTGCCATTTGTATTGTAATGTAATTCAATATTTTGGCTCCATCCTTTATCTATGATATGCTCTAACCAAGCATAGTGTTCATTTACTACTAAAGGTTCTCCACCAATAAAATTTATTATTTTTACGTTTGGTAAAACATCATCAAAAAAGTTTTCTTCAAATGCTTTAATAAACCAAGGATCTGTACTGCTTAATTTTCCAATTTTATAAGCAGTTTCATCCCAATCAGTGTGTGGTACAGTAGGACCTTCTTCAATCCACCTATGACTTGCCCAAGGATTACAACTACGACATTTTAAATTACAAACATTGCCTAAACTAATATCTAAATATGTAATTGCTTGTGGATCTAAAAAGCCATCTTCACTTACGTGCTTCAAACTCTTATCTATATGTTCTTCGTATATTTCATTTGAAGTTTGCCTAAAACTACGTATGCCATCTTTTTCTAATTTAAAACATTCAGCACAGCCCGGCGGTTGTTCACCTTTGAGTAATCCTTCTCTAATTTTCATTATTTCTGGATCGTTTATAAATTCGCTTAAATTTTGAGCGGCATTTACTTTATCGTTATATTCTGGTGTATCTTGGAAGTTTATACCAGGCATAAACTTTCTTGTCTCTTGTCTACTAAAACAGCAAGGTCTGCTACGTCCGTGAGGATGTGTGCTAAAACTTTGCATTGCGTGGTAGCAAAATGTATCAGGCGATGAGGTGGACATTTTCTGGACTCGCTTTGCTTATATTAAAATCTGCCGCACAATGACAATGTGTTTTTGGACAAATAATACCTTCACTTAATTTGATATCAAATTCTCCTTGTACTATATTACCAACAATTGGACCTACACCACAGCTGGCTTGTTGTATGCGACCGTTAGGATGTATATGTAAACTTTCGTGTATATTACAAGTCCATCCTTTAAAAAAGTTTTTACGTTCAGTGATTATTAAATTTGTATCTATTGCTTCAATTGTATCATCTTCATAATGCACTTTTGCCCAAGCGTAATTTGGTTCTTTATGTATAGGAATGACTTGTTGTCTTGCACTACTGTTTTTCTTGAAGAAATCCATTTGCCACTGTTCTTTATAAAAATATGGATCTGTGCTAGGTCTTAATTCATCATACACAGGTGCATATTCTATCATATAATTATCACAAGTATCTTTAATTTTGTCGCCAAAATCAATACATTGTTGAAAATGCTCGTGATGCATCATTATTCTTGAACACAAATAATTTTTCTTATCTTGTAAAAATTTGTAGCATTTTAAATATTTTTCTTCTTTTGTCCATTCTGCGTGATAACTTGCAACAACATCTTCAAATAAATGATGATGTTCTTCCCACCATTTTACCGAACGACTGAAATTTGTATTAATACCTACACAACTACCTGGCCATTCTGCTATTTCTCTAAACTTTTCTACAACAGGAATAAGTCCTGCCCACATTGTTGGTTCGCCACCGCTTAGATATAATTTAAAATATTTGTATCCTTTATCTTTGTAATGCAACATTATGCGTTCTAGGGTAGATACAATTAAGTTTATATCATCCTCGTTTTTATTTCTACCTGCCCAATTCCATTCACTACAGTATGTACACCTGAAATTACACCAGTCATTAACTTGCCAAACTAAACTTACCCATTTATCCTTTGCAGGAATAATTGCTTTTATGTTTTGCATACATCTTCCAATATATAATTCAATGTAGGAAATATATCAGCAAACTTGTGTTTTCTATATTTGTCATTGATTGAAATAAATTGTTTCATACGATTTATATTTTCTGCAGAATATTTATTAGTGTTCTGTGTGTAGTTAATGATTCTTTGAACAGGATCTTTATGCATAGTTGTTTCAAGTGTAAACAACTTGCCTATAACTTTGTGTTGTATTTCTCTTGGCCAAACGCAACTGTGTAATTGATCAGGATGTTCTAAGAAAATAGGAACAAAGTCTACACGTCTAGTCTGACGTGACTCTAACCAACGTATAAGTCTATCTATATCAAATACATTCCACGCTTGATATACAAAATAAATTTTTAGTTGTACTTTTTCTGGCAATGTCATTGCTTTTGAAAAGTTTTCTTCTACTTTGTTCCAATCTGTAGGATAACGTATGTACATATTGTGATCGCCATAACCATCAATACTCATCTGAACTTCACTGCTATCAAAGAAATCTAATTTACTGTAAAATCCTTCAGGCCAAGTTGTCATATTTGTTGTCCAAGCCACGTGACATTTTGTATTTCCTGCTTCAACTAACTTATCCAATACGTATTGATTTGCTTGAATTAAAGTAGGTTCACCGCCTGTCATATACAAACGTTCTAAAGTTGGTGCTACTTGGTCTACAAAGTCTCGAAATTCTTGTGTTTCATACCATTGCCAATCGTGTGCTTCTACACTTTTGATTTCGTGGTTCCATTGGTCGCTTAACCATTGCGGAAGTTTTTCATTGGCAACAATTTTTTTACGTTCTTTGTAAATGTTATCACTGCTAACACTCCAACAACTGTTGCATTTTAAGTTGCAGTGGTTGCCAAGCCTTAGTTCCAGGTGAGTAGGATTGCTATGCAGTAATGGTTGTTTATAATTTTCATTTGCCCATTGCCTACTACTTTGTAAACCTTTTTCTTCGTGCTCATAACAACGACTGCATTCTTTTACAGGTTTGCCAGCAAGCATATTAGAACGTACATCTAACATATATTTGCTATTCCAAATGTTGTGCCAATCGGTTTTACCTAATACAGCATCTTTGCCATCTAACTGAATATAATCTTCCCCATATACGTGACAGCAAAGTTTACATCTACCATCTGTATTTGTATGAACATTTATAAATGGATACACACAATATGTATCAGACATCCCATTTTCCTTTTCCTTGCCAATCATACTTAAAACTTAAATCTGTATCTCTAAATCTATAAAATTCTCTTTGATGCTGTTTGAATATAGCACTATCAAATGCATTGTAAGGATCTTTTCCTTTTTTGTTTTCATCGCCTTTCCACGCAAGTTTTCTAGCTCTTATTACAGCATTACCATTATCTCGTGTAAAATCCATAATTGCCCATATGGGACTCCAAGGATCAACACTCATTCTTTCTTTACCATCTTCAATCCAATATTTGTCATCCCAGTTTTTATGTATATCTTGTTTGTAATCCCACCAAAAATCTGCTGTCCAGTTTCCTTGATCGTCAATAGTGAAATCATACTCTGCATCTAATGGAGCGGCATTCCTGTTTCCCCATTCCTCATACTCCCAATCTTTTCTAAACTTAAGATTTAATTTATATCCGCCTTTGGTTCTCCATAATATTCTTAAAAATGGCCAAATTTCATTTACTAAGCTATCAGCAAAGTTTCCTAAATTTGGTTTTATAATATTATAATCAAAATTGTCGTAATTGTAAACTAAATCATTTAATCTATCAGGATCATTAAATTCTATTTTATAATGCTTTTGTCGTAAACTATGCCTAGTTGGTAAACTACAAATTTTATCTGTTTGCAAGAAGTCAGTAAAAATACTAAAACTTTTCATCTTAATTAGTTTATGGACAATACTTGCTTTCAAGTCTTTTGTAATCCAATGATCATAATAGTAAAAAGGCATCAAATTAAATTTGTCAAAGTTTTGTCCAACAATAGTATCTACACCTACACTGAATCCTGTTCCTTGACTTACAGCAATCAATCCTTGATTACGTATACGCCATAAAAATGTAAGTGTATCTTCAAGCTCTTTTGGTCCTTCGTTAGGAAAACCTACAATCCAGTTTGTCATTGCATCAACGCCCGCGGCAAATCCATCACGAAAGTTTGCTTCCATTTCTTCCACAGTTACTTTTTTGTCCATTGCGTCTAAAACAACTTGACTACCTGATTCAATACCATAATTTAGCACTTCGCAACCACCTGCTTTTAAGTCTTTATAGTATTCTGCATCCATACGTCCATCACATCTAGCATATCCGGTCCAGTGTATATCTAAACCTTTTTCAGCAACACCTTTGACAAACCCACGTAGCTCGTTTAGATTTCCATTTACAAGACTGTCAATAAACCAAAATACATTTGTTCCGTGTTCATAGTACATATGTTCTATTTCGTTAAGTGTGCTAAACGCATTTCTTTGTCTATACTTCCAAAAATGTGTTTCTTCACAGAACGTGCATTTTGCAATACAACCTCTTGATATTTCGCACAATGCACCGTTAGGAAACTTATATTTGCTAAAATCAAAATCACTATAATCAGGTAATGGTAGTGTGCTTAAATTGTAGCGTTGATTCTCTGGCTGTCTAACAATTTTACTTACAGCATCTTCGTTGTATTCTATTTGTTTTTCATTTTCAATACTTGCAAGCATCAACAATAAAGGTTGTTCTCCTTCACCGTTTACTACATAGTCATAAATTTCTTCACCTTTATAGTAACTTGCGTGTGTAGCAGGTCCGCCAACAATAATTTTGACGTTTGGCATACGCTTTTTAATCTCTGTTGCCATCCATTTACAAGGTTCTTCGTTACAATAATACAAACTAAACCCTACAACATCTGGTTGAAACTTTTCCATTTCTTCAATGTACTCAAGCAATATAGGTTCTAAGTGTTTGTGTATGTCTTTATAGTACTCATCTTTGTACCAATGCCAATCACGTAAAGGATTCCAAGGATCAAAAGGTATGTCCCATTTCTCTTTTAAAAATCTACTGTAAGATTCCACGTTAATATCAAAACTTTTACACGCATATCCTGCACGTTTGATAGCACTTGCTAACTTTGCAACATTATAAGGCGGAAAACTTGGATCCCATTCTGGTAACAAACACAAACATATTTTAGTTTTTCTATTTACGTCATACTCAATAGTAAGTTCTTGCAAACCTTTTTGTACAGGTTTACTGTATTGCTGTATAACCTGCATTGTAGCAACGTGTTTATCTTCACTAAATGTAGGTTTGTCTGGCTTCTCTCTATCCGGATCTTTGTACTCAAAAAATCCCATTATGCAATGCCTTCTAGTTCAGGAAATACCTCAAACACATCTTCTTGTCTAAGTTTATCTACTTTAAATGTTTTGTATAAAAACATTTTGACTTCTTCGGATCTATCATCATTAATAAAATTCAAAATACTTTCATAATCTTTTTTTACGTGATTTATATTATTAAATTGATCAAGATATTTTAAGTGTTCTAAATATCTTAATCTAATTTTATCCTTTTTCTTAACTGGTAAAATACTTAACCGCATATAAGTTGGATCTAATAATATATTAATCCTTATATTTGCAGGTTCTAGTAATCCTTGTTCAATCCATTCTTTATGAAAATCTGGTAGATTTAACACGTTATAAACGCTTACAGTGGGGGTCAATTCAAAATAAACTTGTGGACACTGCTCTAGCATATCTCGCCTATTTTGCACTACAATATCCCAATCCATATTTTTACGTAGATATTCACCACGTTTATGGTTTGCATCTAAACTTGCCGCAACTCTTACTTTATCAAATGCATTCCAATATTCAAAAGCTGTTTTCTTTTTGAATCTCATTTGCGTAAAGTTAGTGGTGTAGTCCATTGCTACATCACGCTTGCCCATTGCAATCCATTTATCAAGTATATCATAATGTGCTTGTGTTATCAAAGGTTCGCCGCCAGCCCAATATACACGTTCAACACTCTCTAGTAATGGCTCAAGTTCATCCATAAAACTCTTCATTTCATCACGTACTTGCAATATTTTAGGATGATTTAATTCTCCATACATTTGTTTGTGATCTTCAAACCAACTACTGCTAAACTGTGGACCACAACTACGACATTTTAAATTACATAAATTACTAAAACGAATATCCATATAGGCCATATTTACATCACCAGCACTACCATCATCGCTTGTGTTCATAACTTTTTGCCAGTGTTTATCTGCGAAATTAGTAATACTGCTGTTGCGTAATGTTTGCATTCCGTTGTCTTCAAGCTCATAACAACGTCTACATTCTTTGCTTGGCTCACCTGATAACATATTCAAACGTATCTTACGCATTTGCTCACCGTTCCATATGTCTTGTAAACTTTGTGTTTGTGTATTACCAATTGGATAGTCAGGATCACTCATACAGCAAGGATATGTAAATCCAGCAGGCCACAGATGCATATGTACCCAAGGCATCATACAAAAGTGTTTGTTATCTTTTACACTAGACATATAAATCCTTTAGTTCTGGAAAAACTTTTAAAAAGTTTTCGCCACGCTTCAAATCCATTTTTTGCATTTGTACTCTAAATTCAGGTATTAAATGTGTATCGTCACTATTATACATAAAGTTTACAATGTTGTCGAGTCCATTATTCAAAAATTCTTTGCGTTGGGGATACATTTTTCTTTCATCAATATCTTGCTTTAGTAATTCAATATTTTCTTTGGCTTTTGCTTTTATGTGTTCAGGCAATATTGTACAACTCATCCATTCTGGACCAACCAACAAATTACTGAGATTTATGTCGTAATCAGTAGGAATGTCGTGTTCAAAAAGATAATTTACAATGTGACGCAGGTCAACAACATTCAAAGCACTGATAGTTGGATTAGGTTGTATAACTACACCTTTGTCGTAACTGTGTTCAAAATTATCACGTATCCAACACAAGTTTGTAAACACTGTATCCCAAGTTTGTCCTGCTCGTGTATACTCTGCTTTCTTGCCTACTTGATCCAAACTCACACAATAGAATATACGATCAAAATGTTGCCAATAATCTTTTATGTGTTTGCCTTTTAGGCTTAGGCGTGTGGCGTTGCTGTTGTATGTCAGTCTCGGTTTGAGTCCACGCTCTATGAGCATATCTAGCAATCTATAATGCTGTGGCATAAACAAACTTTCGCCGCCTGTAAAATAAACTTCTTCTATAGTTGGTAATACTTCTTCAATTTCTTCCCACATATCTTGATGATTGATTTCTACAATTTCTGGCTTGCCTATCAAATCCTCTGACCACTTACTACTAAAATGAGGTCCACAACTTCTGCATTTCATATTACACAAGTTACTAAATCTAATGTCAAAATATGCCAAGTTCATTTGTTCTACTGTGCCATCTTCTTGAGTAGTTTTAACTAAATCGTAATGATGATTGTATTCAGTGTTAAACTTGTGTCTATAACTTATTATACCTTGCTTGTCATAGTTGGTGCATTTAGCACAACCTTCGCTTGGTTCATTGGCCAGCATACGTAAACGAAGTTTACGCATCTTTTCACTGTTCCACGCACCTTTAAGTCCACTACGATTTATATTATCAACCGGCATATCCCAATGGTATATACAACAAGGATATGCATCACCTGTCTGCCAAACACTCATATGTGTCCAAGGAGCCATACAAAAGTTTTCTTTGAATTCAGACATATTACCTCGTTGCTTTTAGCACTTGTTTTTCTATGTCCAACCAGCTAATACGTCTGTTGTAAAAGTTGTCATAGTTATAGTATAATTTATCAATAAAATCTTGTGTGAATTTATTTTTATAAACTTTAATATCAGTGTATTTTATTTTACTTATAAATGAACTTGCTTCATCAAAACTTTCTACTTTTTTAGTATCAAAAAAATCCTCAAAAGTATAATAGCCATTATGACGCAACCTAGAATGATGATCAGGATTGCCAATTATAAAAAACGGATGACAGTGAACAATTGCTTTAAATGTTTTTTCTGTCAGAAAAGCAAATCTAAAACTACTTTCTGTAACAATACTGAAAAGACTATCATTATAGTAATTCAAAATACTATTATTGTAGTTAATAGGATTTATATCCAATTTATCTAAAACTTTGCCTTCGTATGTTTTGTTTAAAAACTGTTGATATTCTTGATGCAATGAACTTGGTATATATTTTAAAACAAAGTCACTACGTGCCATTTGATTGTATATTTCAATATCTAGCAACGGTAGATGATAACTTATGTGAGATTGTTCTTTCATTTTCAATCTCCATAGATTGAAATAAAACCATATCCTGTGAGCTTTTTGATTTCTATTTAAACACAAAAACTTTTTTGAAGCCGCAAGATTAATTGATCTTCTATCAGTTGCACCAGGCAAAAATTTTTGGTGATATCTAGTAAAACTTTCCCAATAATCTATATAGATAAATTTTAATCCATAACTGTTGTTTAGATGTGTGAAACAACTTGTCATTATTAAAACTTTTTGTTTGTTTATACGTTGCCTTTGAAGTTGCTTGATAATTAGTTTGTAATCAATTTCTCCTTCTAATAGTGTAACTATAATTAAAAATGTATCTTTATCTTGATTAATTTTATCAATAGTTTTTTTATGTAAACGTATTCTATAGGTTACTGGCATTTGGATTGATAACATAATAAATTTTTTATCAACGTCAATATTATCAATTCTATCTAAATTGTAAAAATTTCTAAATGAAAAGTCATCAAAATGCCCAAATGCATTCTCTACACTGAATCCTTGATCAAGTGTATCAGTTCCTAGTGATATATGTCCGAAAGGATAGGCTAATGTGTTAGCCAAAAAGAAGCCATATGTCATATTATATTATAACTTAATTACTACTTTTTTGCAAGAAGTTTTTCTCTATGCGGTTCGAGGTATTTTGCAACCATATCAAAGAATGTTATATCTTCACCTGGTACATCAATTTTGGTATCTGCTGGTACTCCAGCGGCATCTGCAAATTCTTCAGGGCTGTTATCTAAAACAGCCTTTCGTAAAGCTGTTGCACTGCTTAACCTTGGAGTTGCTTTTGTTACAATTTTTTGGAAGTTATAAGATCCGTGGGGGCCTTCTTGTCCATTGTATTGTTGTAAAGTTTTCGGCACCCATTGTTCATCTGTAAATAATACAAGAGTTGACTCAGGATGTTTTGTATATAATTCACTTGCAAGTGTTAACCAGCTTTGGCTTGCAATAATATGATCACGCACTTCTGGCCAAATAGTTTCCATAGCTTTTATTTTGATTTGAAAAGGTAAAGGATCTTTAGGACCAATAGTTGCCATATTTGTTCCTACATACCAGTAAGTTTCTTGACTTGCCATTTCCCAAGCGGCTTTGTGTCCTTTATGTGGAGGGTTAAATCTTCCAAAAATAAGTCCAACTGTTTCTCCTGGTGCTTCAAATAATTCTCTAAGTCTCATACGCTTCTAGACCTTTCCTGCATAATTTTTAAAACATCATTTGCATATCGTATGGCTCTTGAGTTTCTAACTCCAGCAGGTCCTCCATTGTAAATTGCTGCCATTTCACCAAAACTTTTCGCCCCATACTTGTCTCGTGCAACTGCAAGATAACCAACGCCAACTTCTGCTATTGCTTGTGGATTCATATCAATTAGATCTTGCTCAGTATAATTTTTATTAAACAATTTATTTACATCATCCATTGCAGGTTTACGCACTTGCATAATGCCATATGCTTTATGTTTTAAATTTTTATCGCCAATAGCTTTTGGATTCATTCCACTTTCTTTTTGTGCTATTGCCATTACAAAATTTTTACTTATTCTGTATCTATCGGCATAATGTCCTAATAGGTTAACAACATCATCTTGCTTCCAAGTAGATGTGCGTGGCAAATCGTCAACATCTGGATCAACACCACGTGGTGTTTGCATTGGAGGAGGTGTTTTACCTGTTTCTATATCGATAATTTGACGTATAGTATTCTTACCTGCATCACCGTCTGCTGTAAGTCCTGAATCAGATTGAAACTGTCTTACTGCACGAGTTGTATTAGGACCATAAATGCCATCTACTTTACCAGCATCATATCCATTATCGTTTAACCATTGCTGTAATTCTTTAGTTGCTTCCCTGTCTCGACGCCTCCATAAGCCTCCAGACATATTAGGATTTAGATGCATAAAAGGATTATAAAGTTCTAATAGTTTCACGATGGTGTCCACCTTTTTCTCGGAACAAGTTTTACATTACCAAACTTTTTATCACCAGCATATCTAACTCTACCTTCACCGTTGGTATCCCAAATGTCACCTTGTTCTCCTTCTAATTGGTCTATTACCTCATCTTTCATACGTTGTATCATTTTAACCAATTCTATGATTGCAGAAATAGCATTGCCTGCTTGTGTGTTTAACTCTACAATTTTGTTTTGTTTGTTTGCACTTACTTTGCTTTGCGACAGCCAATTGAAAAAATGCTGTTCACTTAAACTGTCTAATTGTTTAGCTTTAGCAGTTTGATTAACATAGGTGTAAATTATATTTTTTAAATCAGCAAGTCCTTTTACAGGCTGTAAAAAGTTATCAATTTGATTTGCGTGTTGTTTTACAAAGCCTTCTACCCTATCGATTGCTTGCACATTTACTTTGACAGGTGTTTTATTATATACTGGCCCTAAAACAATTACATTTGGATTGTTGCTAAATGCACTAAAGTCTTGCATTGGTTGTTGTGAACTATCAGGCAATCCCCATTGTTGGAAAAATGCGTGTCCTACAACCATTATATTTGCCCTATCAATTTGCTTGCCTAAATCGCTTTCTGCCCTAACGTGATAGCAAGTTTTTGATTTAGGATTTGGACAAAATGTGTATACACCATCCTTCTTCTCTGGTTTACTTAAAAACAAGCCATCTGCATAAACATATCCTACAAAGTCTGTAGGAGTTGCCTTATCAAATTCATCATATAAACTTGCAAATGTATTTCCAAATTCTTTACGAGCTTGTACTTCGTCTGGTGTTTTAGGTGATCCAGATTGGTTTATAATAAAGTCAGCAACCTCCTCTGGAGATTTTGCAGCAACGCCTTTAGACCAAGCGTTGTGTCCACCTAAAACTAGAGGACCACCGTTTTCTTCTCTGCCCCAATATATTTGTGGATTGCCATCCCATTTCATTCTTATGCTGTTTGATCCTTCAGCTGTGGCAAAGTCTTTCAAATGTTCTAATGCTTCTATAGTGCCTGCACTGCCGTAGAAGAATACTAGGTCTTCCAAATGATTGAAAGCTCTGCCTAATGGTTTTGCTTCTACTAATTCTCTATAGCGCATTATTTCATTCCACGTTGTGCTTTATATTGTGCAAGACTTGATCCGACCTTTGTTGGATTTTGTGCTTTATATTGTGCAATCGACATAGGAATCTTGTCTGGATTTTGTGCTTTGTAATCTGCAATCGATTTATACTGTTTTGGTGCAGGTTTAGGATTTACAGCATTAAGCATCATATCCATTGCTGTGCTTGACATAATCTTTAGATCATTACTCTGTTTTCTAAACAAAAGATATTCAGGAGATTTCAAAGCAGCGGCACCTTTCAATCCTTTTTTGGCAACTGCATTACGATACACATTTCTTAGTTCTTGTATCTTTGCTTGCACCAAGGCAGATAATTTTTCATAATTTGCATTTGTAATACCGCCTAATTTTTTATAAATGGCCTGTGCATCTGCTTGTGCATTTGGTTTTACTGCTAAAACTTTGTTGATATCTCCACCATAATTTCTATCATAATTTACAACAGGAATATCTGCTGTTGTCAAATTTTCTCTTATAATATCTTTAATTTTCATCTGCTGTCCGCCAATCTGTTTATTAGTTCTACAATCCTGTAGTAGTTTTTATCTCCAAGTGTTTGTACACTTTCAGGAAGTGCTTTGCCTTCTTTTTCAAATGCTTCTTTTGCTTTTGCAACAAGTTCTTCAAAATCAGGTTGTCCTTTGATAGCCGCAATAATGCTTTCAACTGTTCTTGTGTCTACTTCTTTTGCATTTGGGCCTAACAGTAATTGTGCAATTTGATTCCAATCATTTGCAACCAGTTCACCTGATTCAGCATTTTGTAAACCAAACTTAGGACTATATTTAAATCCTTTTGCCCTAGCAATACTAGATAACAACACTGCTCTATCTTTACCACTGAACTCTTGTGTTCCGCCACGTTTTGAACCTATTTGGAATTCTGGATTGTCCGTAAACATAAAATCTGTTTGTACATAACCATTTTCACTATTACCATTTATTGGCGTTCTAAAATGCACCTGGTCCCCTGCGTCTTTTATCCAACCATCTGTTTTGGTGCGTCCTTTGTTCATAATATCTTCTTGACTTACTCCGTGTTTAATAAGCCAATCATACAGTCGCTTTATAATATCTTCTTTATTAACTTTGTTTAGATCTGTATTTAAATCTAAGTCGCCGGAGGAATTTTTCTCAAATGTACCATCTGGATCGTTCTTACGCCCTGTAGTGCCTAAATAATTCACAGGTAAACTATCATCGCCTTTTTCAGACATCCAATCATAACCTGTAATGATTTCTAAAAATTGAACAGTGGTATCTACATCTTTTGTAGCGATTCTTTGAGTTAAAGGACCACTATCTGTTTTAAATATATTTCCGCCTTCTTTTAATATCATAGACTCTACCACCTATTCCTCACTATGTAGAGTATTTATCGCATATAAAATATTACAATAATTATCTATGCTTGTCAATCAATCTTTTCTAGCTCACAACTTCCTTTGTGTCCACAATGCGGACAATGAAATGTATATCTTTCTATTTTCATTTTTTCCATTGTTGCATAAGTAAACCAGTTTTTGCATTTAGTGCAAGTTAAATGCCATATTGTTTCTTTAACTGCTTTGAACATTTTTTACCCTTCTAAAAAAGCCTTCAGGCGATTGCATACAGGCAATAAGTTCTTCCCACATTGCCGGACTAATTTCTAATACGTGTTCTACATCTAAAACTGGATCATCTTGGGTTATATAAACAAGATCATCATATGCTTGCACTTTCAAGTCTCCGTGAGTACCTGTTTCGTCCATTATGGTAATACAAACTTCGTCCCAATCAAACTCTACTGTATACATAAAGATATTTATAAATTGAAATGGTAGTCCTGACAGGATTCGAACCTGTATCGCTCTCTAATCTGGAGACTGTGCCGGATATAAGCCGGGTGTTTTACCTTTAAACTACAGGACTATTTGGTGCTCCCGGTAGGATTCGAACCTACAGTCGACCCGTTATGAGCGGGGGGCTTTAACCGTTAAGCTACAGGAGCATTGGTGGGCGATCCAGGAATCGAACCTGGCGTGCGTTTCCGCGGAGGATTTACAGTCCCCTGCCACACCTTGTAGCATATCGCCCGTGGAGTGGGTGATTGGACTCGAACCAACATAACAGGGATTTGCAATCCCGCCCGTAACCATTCCGGGCACACCCACATAATGGAGCGGAATACCGGATTCGAACCGATTCCATCAGCTTGGAAGGCTGAGTCCTCTCCCAGGAGAAATTCCGCATTTGGCACAGGTGGCGAGATTCGAACTCGCTCAGCTTACGCACTGGTTTTGGAGACCAGCATACCTCTCCAACTGTATCGCACCTGCATACCTGGCGGTTGGACAGGGATTCGAACCCTGGGAACGCTTTACACGTTCAACTCCTTAGCAGGGAG